AGTTGGTCTGCTGCACTTTGAAGTCCACGGTTAAATGCTTCAACTGTGTCTGCAGCCATTTCCATACCCCTAAGCATTGGCTGAACATACGTATTTAATGTTTCAACATCTGATTGCACAATGCGTTTTTGTGATGATAGAGGGTTATCGCCAATACCCAACTTTGCTAAATCAGACTCTTTACCGCCAGCCTTTTGAACCATAAACTGATAGAACAATTGCTTTTGGTCTTCTGACATTCCTAGGTCTGCAGCAGTTTGCTGCAAGAAACCGCCTTGAATACTGTTCATGGTTTGTTGCAGAGATGCTTTTGGTCGACCCATAGTCATGCGGTCGTACAACTGCTGGAATACTTCAGTTCCACCACGGAATTGTCCAGTTGCTTGATTATAGGTACTAATACCTGCGCCATACAAACGAGCACTCATAGGGCCTTGACTTAAGCCAGAAAGAGCAAGGGCTGCGTTTTCGTTCGCCATGTTATAGCCACGAGCAGCACCACCAATTTCACGAAGCAAGGTGTTGTATTGAGCAGACCCTGGCATAACACCACGAGCAGCAAGCATCGCTGCTGTTGCTCCAGGAGATTGCTCGCTAGTAATACCTAGATTTCCAAGACCTTTCATAGTCATGGCAGTAATTTGTTGATAGCCCAAACCACTTGAACGCAAAGAAGCACCAAAGTAGTTTCCTGAACTTGCCAGTACGGATGTTATAGATGGCGTTGCCATAATGCCACCCGCAGCAACACCAAGGGCTGCTTGTGCTAAACCTTGACCAACACCTAGTGCTTTATCGCTAGTTGAAAACTTACCTAATCCAAGACGGCTATAGGTGTCTTGGCTTCGACGAATAATGTCTTCGTCAACATTTTCGGAGAATGAAACTTTCTCCATTTGAGGCATCATTGAGGTAGAGCCCTTGGTTAAACCACGCTCTCCACCACCGCCTGTTGCCCCACGGACAGCACCAGGCAACTTGCCAGCACCAGAGCCGATAGATTTTAACGACTTCTCGATACCCGCAAGTTTTTTTACAATGTCATCTAACTCCTTATTGGTTTGACCCAATGAGTCGTTGATTTCACCTGCCACTTGTCATCTCCTAATAGCCTTCTCGAACCAGTTCAATCCAATTTCGACGCTCTCTTACTGATAAGGATTTAATCTCAGTAAGAGTCCAACCTTGATGACGGTCTGACAATGCCAGATATTCAGCCATCAAAGATGAGTAGTCCGTTGTACTAGAAACGAAATAACGTACCCAAATTAACGGGAACGGTTACCTCGCTTTCGCAGTCAGGACATGCGACTGCAACATCATTGAACAGTGGTCCAAAGTTTCTTTTGTTAATTTCTGCAGCAATAGCCTGTCGGTCACTGATTCCAAGGTTTTGAACCTGTGCTTTACCAAGAACATCATTGCCATCAATGGTGTTTACACAGTTCTCTAATAAAATAGTAGTAAGTTCTGCCACTGTTTTATCAGCATTATTTACCAAGTCTTTTTGGGTGTGACCTGTTGGGAGACTAATCTCTACAGGACCAACCTTGCAGTCAACTACAAACTTACGTTCGCTTGAGTTTGCCATTGGACGAACTTTGATGTCTGTATCGAGATTAATCTTTACATCTTTAATCTCGCTACACTTACCGCAAATTCCTTGAAGAACGGCTTCGTTACCAAAAGTTGCTTTGTAAATAGCAATCATTAGGTAATCACGGTCACCAGCAAGAAGTGAATCAAGCATAGATTCCGTAGCCTTTTCTTCTCCAATACGAACAACTCCACGGTTAAGGATTGAAAGCAATGCTTTTCCTACGCTAGTAGAACGAGTAATTGCTTCTTCATCCTTACCGTTAAGTTCACGAACTTCAACCTCCTTGACGACCTCCCCAGCGAATGTTACGTATCCGCCAGGGAGGTTCACTACAGTGTCAGAAGGAGGCATGATGGTGACTGGTTTGACTTCCGCTTTTTCGTTAGCCAAAGCCTGTGCAACCATGCTATTAATTAGGTCGGGATTGTCAGCCGCTTTAACAGTTGTTTCTGTTTGAGTACTCAATTTATGTTCCTATTCTTTAGTTATTACTGAACTGTTCCACCAGTAGCAGCAGAGGTTGCTGCTCCTGCTGCACCAATTGTTCCAGCAGGTGTGAATGTCTTGCCATCAGCGGACCACTTAGCCCATGAAGCGTCAAAACCTTCGTGTACTAGAGTCATCTGCTCTACAAATAGAGAGTTGTCACCAGCGTTTAGGTCAGAGTATGCCACAGCAGTAGGCCATGCGTTATAGACCTTGAACTGCATTGCAACATCTGCTGTTCCTGCTTTTTCTGCAGCAGAAAGTAGCGGAATTGGGTGTGCAAGAACCTTAATAGTTACATCGCAGCGGAATCCGCCTGTAAGACTACGTTGTGCTCCACCTTGCACTGTTGCAAAGAGGTTACGCATCCAGTCCCATTTTTGACTCTTTCCAATAACCACACCGTTTTGCAATGTGATTGGTTGGAAGGATGTTTGTCCTGGGATTTGGTGAACGGTAGTGTTAAAACCACCTTCACGATAAGGAATCGAGTCTGTTGTCACTGCCAAGCCTGATACGGAAGTAAATCCTAGAGTTGCTGTTGCAACACCTATAGATGAACTGGTTGTATCGGTTGCAGCAAACGAGACAAGAAACCGAAAATTACGAATCGGGTCAGTCGCAAGAGTTGACCGATTCTGATAAACGATGTCAGCCATTTATGCCTTCTTTCTTAGTTTACTGTCTTCTGGCTTAGAGTGATGACTACGAATTCGGCTGGATATTGCAGAGCAACACCAACTTCAATGTGGACCTCACCTTGAGCAATCAGATTGTCTGGGTTATTTTCAGCATCGACCTTTACATAGAAGGAGTCCGCTGGGGTTGCACCACGAAGACCGCCTTGGTTGCGGTATTCATTCAAGAATGAGACGAGAACTGAGTCAATACGTTCCCACAGTCTTTCGTCATTATTCTCAAACAGTGCAAATTGAGTAAGGTCGCTCATCTTCTTACGTACGTAGATAAGTGAACGACGCATGTTTACATACTTGTTTGCTGTGCCGTCTTGCTTCAAAGTACGAGCACCCATTACTGAGATACCTGCACCTGGAATTTGACGGATAGCATTTACTGGAGCAGACGCTGAGTTCATGTTGTCAAGGTCTGAAGAAGTAAAGGCTCTTTCAAGAGCGATTGCTCCTTGAACAGTTGTACCGATACCTGCTGGAGCCTTGAAAGGACCAGTTGTTGCATCAGTATTCATGTAGATTCCAGCAACTGCTCCTGAAGGTCCAACCTTACGAATTGAACTTGAAGAACGACCAACTGGGTCAGTAATAAAGTAGTGTGGGTAATACACTGCTCCATGGCTTGAACCAGAAAGTGCTGTTGCAACTGCTAGAGCCTGAGTAACGCTGCGGTCTGCTGGAGTTGCTGCAACAACAAAGTGCTTTGCATCTGTAGCAGCCCAACCAATGAGTTCTGTGTAGAAAGTGTTAGCGTTGTTTGCACCAATAATCACGTCAAGTGCTGGCAAGAAAACAACCAACGGACGGTCAATAAGGTTAAACGAAGCAGCCACACCTGTTGCTGCATCTTGATAGTCAGTAAGTGCAACTGCTGCACCGTTTGCGCCACCTGTCAATGGGTATACGTTAGTTGTGTTTGGAGCATTTACAGTATCGGTAACATCAACTGAGATGTACTTTGAAACTGTGTTTACAACAGTCTCCATGAAGTCAGTTGATGTAGTGCTGTTTGTAACTACGTTTTCGTATGACTCAACAATAATGTCATTAGCAATGTCGTTTGCTGTACCTGCTACGCCTTCCTTGTAAACAACAAGGTCGTAGTAACCTGCACCTGCAGTACCTGCAGATAACTTAACACGAAGGTTATTGCCATCTGCACCTTTGTCTTTTGCGCTAATTGTTATTGTATTGCCTGTACCAGAAGCACGACCAACTGCTGCAACTGCTGCAACTGCGTCTGATGCAAGTACACGCTTTACATAAAGTTCGCGTCCACCATTCTGGAAGAACGCTGCAACCTCGAAGGTTGCTGGGAAAGAGGCGTTATAGCCTCCAAAAATCTTGGAAAACTCGTACCAAGATGACACCAATGTTGCGGTCGTTGGTCCACTTGCAAAAGGAGCAGCGACTGCTCCTGCTGCGGTAGAAGTACCGACTGCAGCAATAGGTGCAGTTAACAGACGTTCACTTACGTAAACACCTGGGCGTTGATAAACTGCCATGTTTTTTCTCCTAACCTAGTTCTTAGTTTTGACCTGTTTGTTGCGTAATTGTGACCGTATCGACACCCACAAATTCGTCTCCACGACGAACCAGAGGAGGTCCAGAAGTAATAACTTTTTGCACCTTGTAGAGTTCTTTATATTGGGTAAGTGGCATCTCACTTGAGATACGCACTGTTATTGCATTGATGAACAAACGCTTTGCTTGTTCAACTGTGTCGCGTTTGGCTACATCTAAAACATCCAAGCGACGAACTGTGTCGTCTGTTGGAAGCAGAGAGCCAAACCTGAGTGGGAGTCTTGTAAACAAGAGTGCACTCAAAATCTGTCGGTCATGCCGTGGGTTACGAGCATACGTTGTAATCTGGTAATCAATGTAGATTGGAATGGGCATGTCTATCTTCATTCCCTTACCATTGGTTGCTGTAGATGGGCGAAGGTATCCGCTGTCTTGTGTTCCGTCTAAAACCCCACGCATTGCACGAGCACGGTCTTCAGCAACGTCAATCATGTCGATTGTGATGTATGGATAATCTTGATTACGGAGTTCTTGGTCAGGCATTCCAAACCACACCTTGACAGGACGGTTTACACCCTCATCGTTTGCCTTCTGGTCAGTGACGACAACGCCTTTAACTAACTCTTTAAGGGCAGCATCTTCTGCAAGAAACAATGGGCCTAATGTCATAGTTTGCCCTTCATTAGTTGCTTTGCACGCTTAAGAAGAAATGCCTCGCCCATCTCTGGACGGTTTCCAAAACGACGGATAGCAGCAGTAAGTTGTACAGAAGGACTTCCGTACTCAAGGTTATCGGCTTCGCTTTTGATTGATTCAGGAATGTCAACAACTAACTTGTTGCCTGAGTATTTAACGCTAATGCGGTTAGCAACCTGTGGAGGCCATCCACTTGCCATGCACTCACTACGGAGTTGAGCGGTCATTACCTCCGCTGTGTCACGTGCTGCTTGATGTAATACCTGGCGAAAATCAACGTTT